TCAAAAAATAAAATAGGAATATTAATTGATGGTAACTGAAAACGTACGCAACACATGTTATAGTCTGATGGTTTTGTTAAAATAGGTACAGTTCGATTTTCGCTAAATTTTGCTATTTTTCCATTGGGCTCGTTTGTATTTACAATATTTATGTTATAATAAATAACATCACCATCGTCAGATACTGTATTTGATTTACCTTGAGTTAGATTTAATGCGGCTAAATTTAAAGCATTTTGGCTTTGCGTTTGATTTAAATTATATGGCGATTGTTGGATCATCATTTTATATATATAAAGATTTTTTTTTAAATTAACTAAATAAAATTGTTAACGCCGTAACCATGTAATCTGGATCATTTTTTCCATTCTTAAACATATCGATAAATTTCTTCATTGGTATATCTCGAAATCTAACCCTTAACCCAGCCCACCGACCACATGTATTAATTTGTTCACTATCGTTTTGTATTTGGCGAAGATTAACTTCTACTTCATATTTACTTTTATTCAGTAAATTGGTAAGATGTGGAACGGCTATACCACTGTGACGCTTTTTATTGTAATCGGAAAAATCTAATTCGTGATCTAATGCGACGCCAAGAGAATCAAAAATTTCTATTGTATTATTTTTTTGTTTAATTATACTTGACCAATGACCTGAGTTTTTCGTTTGCTGATATAAGATAATTGCTGTCCCAAATGGATCTAAAACTTCATCGATTGTATCATAATTTTCAAGATCTGAGTAAGATAGAACTTTAACTTTATCGTCAGTTAGATTAAGAAGATCAGAATCAGATAAGGAATAATTTTCTGAATTCTTTATAACATCATCTATGTTATTGTGGAACTTATTCATTTATATATAGAGAAGAATTTATTTCTTTTTATAAGTTTTTGCTGCGGCAATCATTGCTTGTTTTAAAGTTAATTTCGGATGGGATTTACGGTAAGCCGCTAAATGTTTCATCCAATCGTTCATTTTTATTATATAAGAAGATAATAAAAATTTTAATTAATTAAATTATTTACGATTTCCAAACACGAGATAAACTTTATTAGGAAGTATTTTAGTAACAAAATTTTTAAATTTTGTTTTCGGGATCTGGTTAAATCTGAGTTCATCCCCTATATAATGTGGGGCATTTTTCTTAATTTTATAATCATGATCTTTCAGCCACTTTTTTGAAGAAGTAACATTCCACCCATCTGTTTTCATAAAATATATGCTATGTATTTCAAGAGGCATTTATATATAAGAATGTTTAAATTTTACTTGTTAATTTATTTACCAATAAATTTATTTCCTTTTGCCATATTATCTGAAGCCCATAAAGCCTGTGTATTAGTATAATGTAGACGTTTTACAACTTCTTCTAAATCTGCTACTTTATCATCTTCTATGTATTTAATAGGTATAATATGGTCAATATGCCATTCTCCATAATTATCCCAATTCATACCTTCTTCAAATGTTTTTTCTATATGAACTTTAAACGTTTCTATATCACATCCTAGATATTCTTTTGAAGATAGTTCTTTGTTGGATTTTAAAGCACTCCATATTCTTGATCTAACTCTATTAGATAAAAATCCTATAAAATCACATTCTTTACACGATTTTTTTTCTCTACCGTGTTCGCAAATTTGACTACCCCCGCATTCTTTACAACTCGATCTTAGTTTGTTATGTTCGCAAATATGACCTCCCCCGCATTCTTTACAACTTGATCTATGTCTGCTATGTTCGCAAATATGCCCCCCTCCACATTCTTTACAAACTGATCTTTGTCTATTATGTTCGCAAATTGAACCTCCTCCGCATTTTTTACAACCCGACCTTATTTTACTATGTTCGCAAATTTGACTACCTTTACAGTCTTTACATCTTGATTTTTCTTTATTATGTTCGCAAATTGAACCTCCAATACATTCTTTACATCTTGATTTTCTTCTACCGTGTTCGCATTTATTTTTATTAACAAAATTAACATTCTTAATATTACATTCTATACACAATTTCATATAAGAATCGTCTCGTTTTTTATTAAATTTATCAAATGTCAAATTCATTTTACAGCGATTACATTTTTTTCTTTCAACTTCCATCACTATAGTTTATTGTAGTTTTTATTTCTTTATATTCAATTTTAAATTAATCTTCATCTTGATCAATCATATAACATTCTTTAGCACTAATTAAATACATTGGATTTTTGTATATACTAACCCACCTGCTAGTTTTTGCCATATCTAAAAAATGCTTAACTTGTTTTTTATTCAAACCGCATCTTTTACTCAAAAAATCTTTAATATAATGAAGACCTCCTGCGAAACGTGGAAAAAGTGTTACAGAAGTACTTTCGTTCAAAATTGTTCTCGTCCTACTATAATTAGAGATCATGTGTGACGTTATCAAAAGTTGTAGTTTATAATGTCTGGCGATCTCACACATAGATTCTAATAAATTGAAGATAGCATTTCGTTGCTTTATATTCTTAATTTTTGATGTATCGTCAAATACAATTACACCTTCATCGAACTCATCTTCGCGTAATGGATCAGATACAAGTTCATCATCTATTGGGATACGGAAAATATTATTAGAAAATCTGTCATCAATTACTGGATCATATTCCACAGATGAAATAATATAAATTGTCTTATCTGAATTACCGGGTTGTTTTAAATACTGGGATATCCAGTTTGCTAAATAGGTGCTTTTACCACTTCCACTCATACCAGATATATAATTTCTTTCTATCTGATGTTCTTTAGAATGTGGCACAGGTTGAAAATAATCTTTTCCGGATAAAATTATTTGTTTTTCACCTTTAGCACCATCTGTTTCATCTAAAAATAATGCTTTTTTTTCAGATTCTTTATTCCCTTTAATCGTAGCGATTTTTGAAATTTTAGGATTGTTTTTACCGTAATCTCTATTTTGAATACGTAACATAATTTATTTATATAAATATTTTAAAATATCTTCTATATAATAAATGAACGAAACTCAAGCTTTTCAAGAAACGCTTGGCACGATTGTAGAACCTCAATATCAGATGAACGGATTTATTTCACCGTACGATGTGTATAACATGGATATTAATGTGAATCCGATCCAAGAAGCGACTTATCCTCTAGGATTTACACAGCCTCTATTTCTTTCTGAACTTGAACAAGAACGTTTGAGTTCTCAGACTAAAGCCGAGTCTGAATATTTACAATCTATAAAAGCGGGTTTAGGCCCTCTGAACGCTTATAATCAGAATAATAGTTATCCTACAAATTTAGATTGGTCGACGAAACCGTTTCTAAATTTAGAATTAGACAGAAATAATATCCCTTTTAGATATGGAAGTTCATCATGGAGTGGTCAAAATATTTCTAGAAACGAATATCAGACTAACATGGGCAGAGAAATTTTGGATTTAGAAGTCAAAGCGCGAGGCAATCGTCTTTATTAAATAAAGTTATATAAAATTTTATATTTACATAATATAAAATCATGTCATTGAACAAATTAAAAAATTTTCAGACAGGTCTTGATATAAATCTTGAAATAGGGGCACATATATTAGAATGCGATGATCTAGTTGTGTTAAATTCTATCACACTTCCACCAAATATTTTTGTAGATAATTTAACGGTAAATGATTCTCTCACGATTGTTTGCGACGATACGAGTACTTACAACCTTACTACCGCAACAAACGGTAATTTAGGAGATATTTTATCTACTGATGGCGCAGGAAATACTTTTTGGACAACCATTCCTCTTCCCCCGTTGTCCGGCATTACTTATTCTGGTACGTTACCGGCAGAAGTTGGACGTATTTTACAAATTTCTAATCCTACCGCAACTACTTGTACTAGAAGTAGTATTCTGGAAGATTTAACTTATGTAAATGTTGAAAAACCTATACAAATGACAACAAATAAAATTACTAGTACATATGTACCTTTAAATAACGACGATTTAGTAAATAAATTATATGTTGATAATGTTGGAATTCAGGGACCTCAAGGCCCTCCTGGAATACAGGGAATACAGGGAATACAGGGAATACAGGGAATACAGGGAATACAGGGAATACAAGGAATACAAGGCGAACAAGGTTCTTCTTCAAACTTATTTTTATATTTAGCAGATACAACAACTCTTTCAGGATACCCAACTGATCATTCACTCGCTTGGGATAATACAACCCAAATTTCTTCTACTAATATTAGGATATCACATTTAGATGATAATGGGTCAGGAACTGATATTGATGTATTTTTAAGTTTAGTTCAAATAGGTCAACAATTACTAATTCAAGACAGAAATGTTTCTAGTAATTTCCAAACATGGTTAGTAAACAATACACCAGTTAATTCTAATCCCGCTACTCCTACTTCTTACTGGACGTTTCCCGTTAGTTTAGTTTCATCGTCTGGTACAGGCACAACAAATTTCGCTAATAATCACCAACTATTTTTGGCAATAATTTCAGGAGATAGTTTAATAACATTAAATACTACTGGTACAGGAACGAGTTTAATTAGTTCTAATGTTAATCCTAATTTTACTTTAAAATCTTTAACTGGATCTGGAATAAGTTTATCTAACACTGCCACAGACATCACTTTAACAAATAGCTCGCCTAGTACATTGATATCTTTAACAACTGGCGGGACAGATTTATTAACTAATAGTTTAATAGCATCGTCATCTGTAAATCCATCGTTAAAAAATAAAGGTATTGTTGCGGGTACTAATGTTACTATAACTGATAGTGGTACAGATTTGACGATAAATTCAAGTGCTGGAGGTGGTACTTATACTTTTCAGAACGGAGGAACTGGAACTACTCTTGTAGCAAGTTCAAGTACTATTACTGATTTTAAACCAGTATCTTTAACAGCGGGAAGCAATGTAACGATTTCAGGAGCGGGAACAAATAATTTAACCATTAGTTCAGCAGGAGCATTAGGAACAAATACTGTTAATATAGTAGTAGAACAATCATCAGCATCTACTTTTTATCCCGTTTTTAATGCTAGTCAATCAGGGGCTTCTTCAACTTTATATACAGATTTTGGTGGGTTAACTTATATACCCGCTTCTAATAGACTAATAACAGGAGCGATGACTTCTGGAATTTATACATCAAATATTGCCCCGCCTACAATCGGTTTCATAGGTCACGCAACAAGCGCTAGGCAAATTCAAACTACAGATGGAAGTGGATTCACAAGTACATATTTCCCAACTTTTTGCCCATTATCTGCTTCATCAACATCACAAGAAGTTATTACGGATTCAGGATTAACTTATCAGACTTCTGGAAATATATTAAGTACTACAGCTTTTAATGGTACAACTTTCACTTCTAACGCACCAAACCCAAATATTGGTTTTGTTGGTGAATGTACTACTGGTTCAAAAATAAGAACGACAGATGGAAGTGCTTTCACAAGTCCATATTTTATTACGTTTGTACCAGCATCCGTTTCATCAAATTCACAGATAGTTTCTACAGATATATCATTAGCATATAACCCAAGCACAAATTTGTTAGGGTTAGCAGCTACTTCTAATTTTACTGGAGTTTTATACACGAGTTCTAATGTTGCGTTAGTTGCCGGATTTGTTGGAACGTCTTCTAGAGCTTTAGAAGTTGCCCAGACTAATGTTGAAACTGCTACATCCCCACATTATCTGACTATGAGTACGAGTTCTGCTTCAAGCACAACGATTAATCCTTCTGAAACTGTTAACGTGGATAGCGCTTTATCGTATATGCCCAATACAAATGTCTTAACAGCTGGAACTTTTAATGGTGCTTTGACAGGAAATGCTACTACGGCAAGTAATATTAGTATTGTTGGTGTTAACCAACTTTTAGTTCAAACGGCTACTAATACAACAAATGTTTTAGCTCAAGGAACATCTGGACAGTTTTTGAGAAGTAACGGGGCTTCTTTACCGACTTGGGAAGCGAGTCGTGGTTTTACTCAGGGATTTGGTGGAAATATTTTAGTTATTAATGATTATTTAACGCCTAATAAATTCGCGGATACTAATTCTTTATCGGTTGGTGCATCTGGTTATCTTACACAGTGGCGTTGCCCTATCGCCTGCTCAATAACGGGATGGAGTAGTACCGTTGAAACAACAGGAGCATCACAGCTAAGCA